ACCCAGTTCTTATCGATAATGACTTCTTCGTCGGCAATGATTTCATCATCCCATCCATACGCCCGATCGGGTAAATGGGGTGTGGCGGTCCAGCCGTTTTCTTTTGCCATGTTTACGATAGTGGCTCCCGTAACAGGGCTTCCGTTATAGTGGCCTGTGAACGTTGCCCATTTTTTAGCACATTCTCCGGCGTGATAACGAGTAATGTCTTTGGCACTCCAGGATTCCCAGTCGCTAATGTCGTAGCCTTCTTCTTTAAGCCCCATTCCCACTTGAAGCCATTCCTGATAATCGCAAAAGGCGGGGTCGATGTAGTCCAATAAAGGTATTAAGTTGATTTTACGCATTGTTTTTTTCATCTCCCTTATTGGCTACGCCGGGATATAAGTTTCAGGCGTTACGCCATTCGGAATTCTCCAATTATTCATAGAAATTCGAGCAATCATAGATGAGGCCTGGTCAAACGTCCATGTACCGACGTGCTGGAAACCGCGAGACTCCAAGAAGCGTATTTGCTTCGGTCTTGACAGGCTCATATCCTGACGTTTCTTTAATCTATCTAGGAGAAGTGAAGCCTTACCGGCATTTTCGATTTCATCGGCAAAGATACCGAATTTCTCTAAAGCCTGGATTTGCTTAACAGACGGCGGTGCCATTTCATAACCAAACGACGGCACATATCCCGATAAGTCTTCAGACTGAATGGACATCTCAAACTGTAACGGATCCACGAGCTTGCGTTTGCGTTTCTTCATTTCCTTAAGCTTTTCAGCCAAGGCTTGCTCCCGTTCTGCCACAACATCCGATTCAGATTCTTTTTCAAGCTCTTCAATATCAATCGGAACCGCCGAGTCTTCAAGTTTTTCCGTCATTTTCTTTGCGATGTCTTCATCTTTACTTATGAGATGGGCAGGTCGGCATAATTCATGCCGTTCCGTATTCCACAGAAAATCAAGCAGCAGCACGTTTTCTTTTCCTTCGTGTAATCGAGTGCCACGACCTACCATTTGACTGTATAAGGCTCGGGATTTGGTCGCTCGCAGAACGATAATGCAATCTACCGACGGACAATCCCATCCTTCAGTCAGAAGCATACTGTTACACAGAACGTCGTATTTCCCGTTCTCAAAGTCTTTAAGGACTTCTGCCCTATCTTGGCTATTGCCGTTTACTTCGGCGGCTCTAAAGCCGTATTTACGAAGATATCGACAAAACTTCTTACTCGTTTCCACCAGCGGTAAGAATACAACGGTCTTTCGATTCTTAGCGTATGTGACCATTTCTTCAGCAATCTTATCAAGATACGGCTCAAGAGCTGTTCCGAGTTCACCTACTTTGTAATCGCCTGCCGCCANCAGGCTGTCGTATATCTGTCCGAGGTTTCGCATATCGCTTCTGTCAGGCGTTGCCGTAACACCTAGGACTCTAGCATTAGAGAAGTAGTTTAAAACGTTCTGGTAGCTGTCTGAGATAGAATGATGAGCTTCATCGATGATGATCGTGTCGTAGTAATCGGGAGTAAACTGAGCCAGTCGTTTTTCACGCATAAGCGTTTGAACACTGCCGACGGTAATCCGATACCAAGATTGAAGAGCCGTCTGCTCGGCTTTTTCTACGGCACATTTAAGGCCCGTAGCTTTCGCTATCTTATCGGCGGCTTGTTCTAGGAGTTCTCCACGATGTGCCAGGATTAAAACTCTGTTACCGACTCGTACTTGAGATTCGGCAATCTTAGCGAAGCAAATAGTCTTGCCGCAGTTGTGCGTGATGGTGAAATCGTCCAGTAAATACCGATTGTCCCCGTCAACGGTAAATCCAATGTAATCGCCTTCGCCTAAGGCTTCTACTGTAAACCCGGTGACAAGGACATTTTTCTTTTGCTTTCTAGGGCTGGCAATCTTGTGGCGGACTTTCATAGGGATTTTATCGCAATTCCCGCTAACGCTAACTCGATAATAAGTTCCTACGAAATCTCCACATCCTTTTTGACAAGGCGTAACGTAGGCGGCAAGCCCAACCGACCTACACATAAATGCCAAATCATCGGCGAGTTGTTGAGATTTAGAAATAAAGTCATATCCGTTATAAGTTAAATGCCCATCACTATCTAATAGCCCTGCAATAACCTGCAGTCTTACATCTATAGCCCCTGTTTTATATATATTAGGGACATATTTTGTACCGGAAGTTTTGTATCTTATCCCTAGCTCGGTTAAGTGCCGATTAAGCAGGGAATGCGCGTGTACTTTACGGCTATTAAGTATGTATGTTGTCGCTTTACCTGCAGGCTCCGTGCGGATTTTCAGCTTAAACCTTTCGGCTTGCTGTTGGATTACGGTTACCACTTCTTTATCCATTGTCGTAATGCCGATAGACGAACCATTTAAGCTCCCGTCTCCTAATAAAATCCCTAAAAAATAAGGGTCTATCGGGCAAGCCTCGTTAGAAGTAGGATAAAAATTAAGGGCATCAGCCCTTACCAACTTGTGAATATGTTTTTTCCACTTACTCCAAGTCAACCATTCCTTTACGGTGACATCGACGATTTCGCCACCGTGCTTTTGGCAAGGATACTGAGGATGACTCGATTCGTTGGTTCGCTTTAATGTCAGCATATGATTTCCATCTACAATAAAAGGCTTTCCTTTTACAGGCTGAATTTTGTACATACGCCCCGTACCACGAATAATCTGAAGGATATGTCTCGGATTCCCGTCACTGCCGAGCAATAAGTCATCCGATTGAATTTCCTCTACTCTTTTAATTTGTCCATCAGCCAACAGGACTTTTTCTCCGATGCCATGGCATCCTGTGGGCAAGACGAGTAATGTTTTGTTGTGACCTATGTCCCACTCATGCAGGACGGCGTCGACCGCCGCCTGCTGATAGGGACGAAGCTCAATGCTCACGATTAAAAGGCTCCTTGAGTCCACTCTTTACCCGACTCTTCCTTGTCGTAGAACCGGTCGACGTTCGAGTAAGTCTTTCCGTTGTATTCCCGAAGTTTGATTTTAAAGCGACCGGTCGCTCCGAGGACTTCGTTCCAGCGGATCGTGAACTTGTCATCGCCTTTCTTCATATGCCCGATGGCACGGGCAAATCCGGTAAGCTGCCATTGTGATTTACTGTGTAGGAAGAGGTTCTGCTTAATTCGGCCTTTCTGGCCGTTCACATTTACTTCGTAGGTGATTTTGGCTTCATTGCAAGCGGGCATTTTTTCGCTTCCCTCGAAGTAGCCTCGTTCGAAGTTGGTAATCTTAAAGTCATAATCTCCTGCGGGGATGTCGACAAACTCGTTTTCCACTGCTTCAATTTCTTCGTCCCAATTAAATGCTCTTTCTTCTGTCATGATTGTTATCCTCCTTATTATTAAAACGGTACATTTTCGTCTCGGTTGGCTTCTACTGCCTGAGCCACAGTATCGAATGCGGCAATTAAGCAACCGTCTATAAATTCTTTCGGGTAGTCCTTAATTCTCATATCAGCCGGGAAGTACCCTTTACCGCCTACAACGGCTTGTATTTCGGCTTCTGTGATATTTCGTGCTTCCATAAGCTTCTTTAAGTCCTTCGGGATCCCGTCATCTTCCTTAGCCTTCTTTTTAGGTTCAGCTTTTACAATGGGTTCTTCTTTCGGAGGGGTTTTTATTTCCTCTGCAGGCTTTTCTTCAACTTGCGATTTTTGAATATTTTGGGGTATGCAATTTTCGATTTGAGCAAATTCGAAGGGCAAGCATTCCTTCAATCCGTGCCGGTTCTTAGCGTCCCAATTCGGATGATGACTCGTATACATCACACGCTGGCCGCCTGAAACACGGACCTTTTTACTGTTACTGTCCTTGCTATCTACTTTTAAAACTTCTTCTTTGTAGTTGGCAAAAAGGAGCATATCTGCCCACTCCTTGACCATATCGGAGATTTTCTGACTGGCAGCTTTGTTGAGTTTGAGTTCGTACCGATCGTACGGAGGTTGGTCAGGCCGTTCAAACTTACGAACCATAGCATGAGCTGTAAGAACCACGTTCATGCCGCTTTCAATTAAATCCTGGAGCTTATTAAGCAGCCGTCCGAATTCTTCCTTCTCATATACATACCCTTTGCCGTATCCGATATCTTCAATGCCGCTTACCTGGTATTTCGAGCAAATGTGCTGTACACAAAGCTGCTCTGCCCAGTCGATTGTGTCGATGACTAAGGTTGTAAATCCCTGGTGGTCTTTCGTAAGCTCTTGGACATATTCCATAAGTACCGCCCAGGACGTCGGACGTTCCAGTCTCGCCACATCCATATGGGCTGTACTTGCCTCTGTATCGATAAATAAGGGCTTAGGGAAGTGAGCGGCAAATGTACTCTTGCCGATCCCTTCAGGACCATATATAACGACTTTCTGATACCGTTCTTGCTTTCCTGTGATTATCTTCATAGCTACCTCCTTTAGAATTTACCGGCTTCCCATTTCTTGTTTTCTACCGGCTGCGGTGTCGAGTCTTTAACGTAACCGTCTTCGATAATGATGCTGCAGCTGTCATCCGTTCCGACTCTCGTAGCAATGACCTGGAGTCCTTCATTGGTGAGCCATTCAGAAAACTCCTTGAGCGTTTCCTGATCCATTTGTTCAAGCTTGTCCATAAGGACGAAGCCGCATTCAGGGTTAAGCTTACGAATAATCGCCGTAGCTACCATAAGCTGTTCAGCTCCCGACATGCCGTCCCATTGCTGCCCTTTGTAGATGAGTTCCCCGTCTTTAACACCAAGTTCCGGAAGCGGCAAATCCGCTTTATTAAGAAGCTCATTCTTTGCTTCCTTGACGGCTTCAATCTCAGCCGTCAGCCCGTTATATTCAGCTGATAACTCTTCGGCTTCGGCCTGGGCTTTTTCCTTTTCCTGGTTAGCACGGACCTTGCGATTGATATCATCGACCTGGGCGATATTAGTCTCCAGTTCTTCGGTACTTTCATCGACAAGCTCGGCTACCGTCTTTTGAGCAGTCTCCATATCGGCTAACAGCGACTCCTGTTTAGCCTGGGCTTCTTCGAGGGATGCTTTAAGCTGAGCAATCTGGGAAATAAGCGTTTCGTGTTCTTCCGTCATCTTAGATAACTGTTCACGCTTATGTTGATTCTCGCCGTTTTGTGCTAAGATTTCCTGCTGTTGCTTAATTAAATCTGAGGCACTTACCGGCTCTGTGGGAGCGTCGGGATAATATTCAAGCTCATCGGCGTATGACTTCTTTTGCTTAGCAATACGACCGATTTCAAGGCGGCGGTTATATCGTTGAGCTTCTTTCGCATCGAGTTCAGCCAATTCGTCACCAATCCCGATAATCTGCAGCAACGTATTGGCCTTGTCTTTTGAGTTCATACCCATGAACTTCGGTAAGTCTAGTGCCAGTTTCTCGATGAAGCTGTCCAAGAGTTTCTGTCCGGCTTTCTCACCAGTCGGATCAATAACCTTGAGGCTACTCTTGGCACCTTTACGTTCAACGACAAGTCCGTTAGACAGCTCGATATGAATCTCAGGCGGGATCGTACTGCTATCTCTTGCCGCATTGGACGGCTTGAATTTATCGCCGCCTAATGCCCAGGCTATGGCATTCAATACAGACGTTTTGCCTTGTCCGTTACGGCCGCCGATGACGGTAAGGCCGTTTTGGGCTAATTCCATTTGTACTGCTTTGACTCTCTTTACATTTTCGATGGCTAAGCTGTTAATTTTAACTGTCATGTGATATACTCC